TATTTGACAATTATTTTTCTAGGGCTACAAATAGCCCAGATCTAATACTAGTTCCCTAATATCAGAATATTCTTTTGTTACGATTTTTCTCCATTCAGCAATATTTTTCCTATGGTGCGCCAAATTCTCTTCCACTTCTTGCATTGTCCACTCACGCTCAATCAATCTTTGTCTCCGAATTTCCTCATCAACTGAGTACATGCAATAATCAATTTCCAACCCATAGCGTTTTGCCAGACCTTGAAAATATTTTAATGGCCACTGTGACATAATGCAAGTAGCACCTGAAGCAGAAGCATATTGCCAAGCTGCTAATGCTTCTTGAATCCAATCATCCCATCCGTAATCCATCCTATCTAAAAATGGGCGCCATCCAACGTACTTATAAACAGCAACATCCATATCAACAATCTTCCTAAACCTGCTACAAATGTAAGTTTTACCAGTCGCATTTGGGGCAAACACCACCTTGCACTTCTTTAACCACGTTTGTTTTTCCTGCAATTCTAAATGTACATCAGGCATGAATTCAGCCATTGATGCAATCCATGCGCGTATCGATGTATCGCACATCATGACTGATAAATTACATTTATATGCATTTGTCAAGCCTGTATACCGAGCCCATTGATCTGGCTTCAGCATTGCAATTAGATCTACTTCCTTACCGCACAAATTAAACAAGTATGTGTCAATACCCATCATGGATACCTGTTCTTCTTCATCAACAACTTTGCGTGGCAAGCTTACGTACGCTATCGTATCAAAGAAACGCCTCCATGTCAATTGCTTTAATTCAGCGCGTGTGCCTAATTCATACTTTCTTTTTATTCGTTTAGGCCACCACTTCCGTGCCTCATCTCTCAACGTTCGTTGTCTATAATGATGGAAGTTTGAACCTATAGTTTCTTGGAGTAGATACTTTTTATATTGTTCAACACGACTCTCACGAAGTAATTTAAGTATACCTTCGTTCTTTTTAAGCCAGGCGTCAGTTGCTTTTGTTGGCCAATTGTTCTTAGGCATTGGTTTTGTTGAAATGTCTGGCACTGGATGTACCTCACCTAGAGTATCAACCCACAATGGATGCTCTTTATCTCTAAAGCTCCACCATTCTAGAGCAATACTCTTCTCAGTAAGCCTGTCTTTTGCCTCTGGATACAAAACCAACAACCTGTCCAAAAATGCGATCGCTAACTTTTGACACCAGACCAATGGCATCCCACGAGAGTGTGCCTCCCACCAATTATCAGTGGTACTCTGTATAACTGAATCGAACCATACGCCTGGCTCAGTGTACCAATTCCCACTAGCCAATGTCGCCAATATTTTTGCCAATGGTCTCAATGGCAAATTTGCACCACTCATTTTTCTTTGAAGGAATGAATGTGATGGATAAAGTTCATTATCTATATCGCCATGCAACACCTTTCCTCCTTCTTGTTTCAAAGGCTGCAGCCCATGACCACATGAAACCAATACTCCTGAATAATATATTGCTGCCACTGTATCCTCAAAACATATATCTTCATCATCACCTACCATCCCTTCATACAACACTGGCAATGGTTTGTAAATTCTTCCAACGATATCAAGAGCCAGATCTTTATATGCATTATGCATATAATTATGATCCAATAACGTGTTCCGTGATCCTGAATTTAACCCATTATGAACCCAATAACTCTCCATAAACTCAATAGTACCTGCATTTCCGCATATACTTCCATTTACTAGTGTTTCACTTCCATCATCTGATTTAATATCACTCTGATTCTGATTGTAAACATCCTGCTGCATAGGGAAGCGATAATATGCCTCAAATTGTGATGCAGCCATCCACATTGATGTTAAAGCTTTGTCTAAACCTACATCATCGCGAAGTTGATCCCAAGCATTGCCTCTAACATATGAAAGTAAGCCTAATTCCCATTTGGCATGTTCAATATTGAAATCTTTATAATCCGCACTAACCCAATATCCTCCTGATTGCATTGTCATTTCATGTACTTTCATCCACTCAATGACATCACCTGGATTCTGCTTCCCGAACATACCATTGAAATCCATTGCTTTTTCAGCATGCACTGATGGATATGACTCAACTATTGCTGATGGATCATCATTAGCATGTAAAGGACGATTCTTTTCCCCTGGCTCCTTTTTTGTACTCATTCGAGCCACATTTATAGGAACACTAAACAATACTTCTTTAACCCATGTATCTGAGAGCGTCTCAACAACAGCTTTTCTATTTGGCCTATCTGTATTGCTAAATCGCGAATCATCCACTAGCTCAGAAGCAACCTTTGCCCGTTGACTGCTGGCCCCAGCTGGCGTGGCATGATGCCTTGACTGCCACCACCGATCAATTGACTCAATATCTCTAACTTTAGAGATTTTATCAATATGCTTAGCCGCAACGCGTGTGGCTGACTCATGCAAATAATCACACCAGGCAGACATAGGCTTATCGGCAGTTGGGTCGACTTTAAAACATGACCAACCATGCCTATGGTGCAAATCACTTATCCAATCTGCCTCAGC